TTGGCCGTACATTCCAATTCCCCTCAAGAAGCTGCGCCCGTTCAACCCGGGGGAGAGCGTTCAGTTTTGCAAGATAGGTCGGATCTTTTTGGAGAAGAATCTTGTTATCGTTAATTGTTGAACGAATAAAAGTAAAGGAGAGAGGTTGAACGGGCTCAGCATCAGTGCTGTATTTGTCGAGTAATTCTTGTTTTGAATCGCCCCAAATAACTTCATCACCAAGCAGAATGAACCAGCGAATTACACCGGATCTACTGGCAATAACAAATCCATCCTCACCAATCCACCAGTCAATAAACTTTCGGACCCATGAATCAGGATCGGGATTGCAGGTTCCCCGGATTCTACCAGGGACACCGGACATGGACCGGTTCCGGGAAAGCATATACGAAAACTGCTTCCAGGTAAAGTGGCATATCTCATCAAAACCAATTAGGGGAATCTGCGACCCCTGCCAATCCAGGCGATTCTTTTCGTGCTCCATATGGGCAAAACTAATTGCCATCTTGGAGGGGAAACGAAAACACAACTCATTCTGATTTGGTTTGCCGCCAATGGCCGGATACAAATCAGATGCCTCGTCCCACAATCCACCTTCAGAAGTAATCTGTTTGGTGGTCCGACGAAAGATGACCGCGCCGAATTTGGAATTGTTTACATGATATAAGGGTTCCAGCAGAAGGGCGAATGATTTTCCCCCTCCGGCCGAACCACCATAAAAAACAACATCTGCCCAACAGGCAAGAAATTGAGTCTGCGGCCCCTCCTGGGGTTTGATCTCAATTACTTCTTGTTGAGGCATTGCTGCTGTCATCCAACCATTTCCTTTTGGGGGAGTATGATAACCGCGGAACCAATTGGGGTGTCGCCGGTAGTGATATCAATATCCTGGCGATCATTCCATTGTTCGGCTTTTGGAAGTGTTTTGGTACGATTCCACAAAAAGAACTTGGCACTGGCGACATCTGCCGGCATATGTTTCTTTACCAGCTTATGCAGTATGATCTCCCGTATGGGATAGCCATCTTCGTCCCGGAGTATATTGCCATCGATATCCTTCTTGAATTCCTGGCGATATTCCTTCTCCTCCATACTGTAGCCACACGCCCGATGATAGAGGGATTTGGCCACATTTGCATTGGCTACTTCACGCCCCTCTATTATTGCAAAGTCGAATTCATCATCCTGTTCCCGCCACAACTTCAACGTCTCAACATGAATTCCTAACAGCCGTGCCAGCTTCTCATCCGTACAACCAAGCAAACAATACGACAGAGCCAATGCCGGATGGGTATCCTTCTTATATATGGGTTCGACCCCTGCGTGCATCTGTTCTTGTATTGCTTTTATCTGCCTTTGGAGTTCATTTATCTTATTATATCTCCGGGCGCATTTTCTTTTGACGGTGGAATCATTGGGGTTTATCTTCAGGAGGGGAGTAGCCTTGATGGGGCCTTTGCCGGCGGGTTTATACTTGAGTGTTGGCTTCTGTATTGTGTTTTGAAGGCCTGGGGAGGATTGACGAACCATAATTTTGTACTTGTTGAGGTTGATATATATGGGGCTGGATTTCTGGGGTGGAGGATTTCTTGTTAATTTCCTTCCCCTTATATTTACCATATATATTAGATTTGCGAAGAATAAAAGAAAAATTAATTTTTTATATAATCTTAATAAAGACTTTATGATTTTTGAAAAATAGATTATTATAAGAATATAAGACCTCGTATTATCAATTAAAAGGAGAATAAAGATGAAAAAGAGTTTGATTGAATTGCGAAGAGAATTGAAACGCAAATACAAATATGACCCAGAGACCGGTATCTTTACGAGAAGAGATGGAAAGATCCATGCCAATAGATTAAAGGAGGTATATGCCGATAAACCAGAACGATGGAATGGTGCGGGGAAATTGGTCTTAACCAAAAATGGCTTTGTCATCGATAATTGTTATAATGGAGTAACCCTCAGTGGTAAGCGTTATAAAAACAATAGAGCAGCATTCCTGTATATGAAAGGATATTTACCAGAAGGAGTAGTTGATCATATTGACCAAGTAAAAACAAATGATCGATGGGATAATCTCCGGGAAGTTTCTTATTCTTGCAATTCAAAAAACGCAAAACTCAGCAAAAAAAACAAAACTGGGGTAAAGGGAGTTTTCTATTCGGAAAAAGAAAAAAAATTCATTGTGAATATATCAGGCAATGGCAAAAATATACGCCTCGGGAGTTTCAAGGCTCTTCTGGAGGCTGCTGAGGCCAGGCATAAAGCTGAAATCGAATTTGGTTATCCAAATTGTGAAATGAATTCAACGGCTTTGCAATACATCAAAAAACACAAATAATTTATTAAAATCTTAAAATATACCTTGACATCCTGTACAGGGCATATTATTATAAGACATAAGATAAAGATTGAGAGGGAAAGGGGGAGGTTAATCGAGAACCCGATAGGCGGGGATGGTCCATTTCAGGAGCGCCCCACTAGGAAACGGATATAGTGTCTTTGATTGTTTGATCAGACTGACGAGCCCATTCAGGGCGAAACACTAAATGAGGAGATTGGCCATGAAGGAATATACAGTAAAAAAAGTGATGAGAACTTCTGAAGGTAGATGTTTTATAGTCATCCTTTCTTCCGGGAAGACATCCTGCAAACTATTCAAAAGGGAGATAAAAGAATGGGTCGCTGCACACCAAGAGATGTAATGTGCCAAGACGGGGTTATGGACTACGGATGGAGATTGGTCCGTAGTCCAGGGAGGGTAAAGGCCTACTCGAGTTGGTGGGAGAGCGAAAAACTTATTCCTTTTATCGGGCAATATGTTGTCGTTAATAGTGAAGATTTTTGGTGCACTGCAGTAAACATATACAGAAACTACCCAAGCGGCACTTTTAAGTCTGACTTTATTGTTAAAATAAAATCATAACTGAGAATGGGGAATATCATGAACAACAACAGTTATTATCAACATCTTATTTCAAATTTAACCGTGGCCAGACGCGCTGCGCAACAGGCAAAACGGCAAGCGATCCTTGCGGTTTTTCACGCCATCCACGGAGTGATACCATGTCGTTTTACTGATCACCATTTTTGGGGTATTTAATAACCCACCCCCAACCGAGCCCGGCGGAATCCGGGCAGGAGGATGATATGACTGAGCAAGAGTGGATAAAAAATCAAAAGAAGTGTTGCATTCCTGATTGTTATAACGCCCCAACGCATGTTGACAATATGGACAATGTGTTTTGTGATGATTGCGCAGAACAAAATATGGAAGAAGAACCTGAAAATTGGGAAGAGGAATAATTCGAAACCGGCTCCGGCCGGTCATCCAGGGTTCGGCTCCTGGGTCTGATGAGATAGCCGGTTATTCCATTGCCGCAAGGCACAATCAAAGGAGATTTATCATGGAAATTACAAAAGAGACTGGAAGTTATAACGAAAGACGGTACGGCAAGCCTTGGATCGCATTGGTTGATTATTCGGCTTCCCGTAAGGGCGAATTCAAGTTTGGCGAGTGGGTTGGCAAAATTGGTGGTTCTGGTGAATTGTATATCAATGCCGAAGTAAATGATATCGTCGCTACCGGCCAGAAGGATTTTCGAAAGCCCCGCAACTCTGCTCCTGATTATTACATCGTGACGGCAGATGGTTTGAAATATATCGGGGATAATCCAGTTGAAGCCAGGAAAGCACAAGAAGCAGCAAAGGCTATTTCCAATCAAGACGTTGATACTGATGAAGGTTGTGAAATAACCCCTCCGAATTCTCAAATATAAATACCAAACCAAACCGAGCCCGGCGGAATCCGGGCGGGAGGATATCATGTATATATATATCGAATCGGAACCGGGATTATGGACTGTTGGTTTTTACTCTCCAGATGGGGAATGGCATCCGGAAAGCGATCACGATGCCAAAAGCGAAGCGGCAAAAAGAGTTTCTTATCTAAATGGTGGTTCAAACATAAATTATGAGGACTCCCTATGACCAGAATCAATGTAGTCCCACCCGCAGAGATTTGCGACCAGCAGCTTATAGCTGAATGGCGCGAGCTGACCAGAATCCCCAATGGTATTGTTTCAGGAAAATATGTCGTCGATCTCAAGGTCATTCCAAAACAATACACCGTCAGGTTGAATAGCAATCCAGATGGCGGTAAAGGTCATATGAAGTTCTTCTTCGATAAGTTGAAGTACCTGTATCGCCGGTATGAAGCGATCAGGGATGAGCTGGCCCAGCGGGGAATGCCGAGGCGGAGTATGTGGCCGATGTATGCAATTGCTTTTACTCGGTCAGACCTTTGGAATGATTATGAGCCAACTCAGGAGGCAATGGCCCTGAATAGAAAACGGATTGCGGAGAAGTTCCCCAAGAAACCAAGATATGCAAAGGAAATGTTATGAAGAAGCGCCCACCAGAATGGAATCTTACGGCAATCGAATTTGAACTGGCCATCCTGCGGGGGCTTCCGGCTACGGACCTGGTTGAGCATTATGATCGACTTCAGAAAATCCAGGAGGATTTAGCAAAATTGTTTTACACCATTGCTTATCAAAGGGCTATAGATTTAGCGGTAAAATCTGATATTCTTGAGGAGGAAAATCATGAGTAATCGAGCGGGTTTTTGGTTTATGGTTGGATTCATTTCCATTATAATAATTTCCTTTATCGCCTATGCCCCGGAAATTATGGGGACCAAACAGAAACTCGAAAATAAGGCGGTGGGATATGGCCAACTCAATTATTAAAATCATTGTTGCTATTTTGTTTCTCGTTCTTTTTGGAATAGCTGGGGAAATGGATTATCAAGACCATGTTTCCCGGCAAGAACCAACAACCCAGTATTAGGAGATTGAAATGACCCGCAACCAGACCCGACTAGCAAAAGAACATCTCAACCAAGTAAACAAACTCGCCTGGTCTTTCGCCAAGACAACCGGCCATGAATTTGATGACCTCAAGTCGGAAGGGACTGTTGCGATGCTGAGGGCCATCAAGAAATACAATCCGGATCATGGTTGCGAATTATCCACCCTGATTCATACTACCTGCCGGAATGCCATGGTTCAGTATTTGAAAACCCAGGGGAAGAAATTCCCAGCAACGAATGAGGAAGTTGATGTAGCGGATCATAGGCCAAATGGCCACCAGCGGTATGAATTCCTTGAATCTCTTTCTTCCCTTGGCACTGAAGCAAAACAGGTATTACGGATCATCTTTGAATCACCAAAAGAAATGACCAATATCACAGCGGGGAATTCTGCCGGCAATATCCGGAAAACCATTGAGCGGACCATGCGGGATATGGGTTTCAAGGGTCGGGGGATTGAGCAGGCGTTTAATCAAATCAGGTCAACTTTTCAGAATTGAGGTGGAGATATGGCAAATTTAAAAATAACTTGGAAAAGAAATCCGCATAAATTTGCAAATGGATATCATGCTTTTTCAGGTAAATTTATAATCGGTCAAACAAATTAGTCTGGTGGTCAATTACCCTATACGGCATACTGCGCATTACCTGGAATGAAGGAAAATCTCGGAGATTTTCTCACGGAAGAAGAAGCAAGAAAAAAAGTTCAAATTGCTGCCAATCATTGGATTAAAAATGTTGATGTTATGCTTGAGCTAAAATAATGCAACTCCGCCAACTCATAAAGACCGATCCTGATTATACTGTTACCGCGCTTCTCCATCTTTTTGGTGGAGATAAGGATTTCAAATGTACCGAACAGAAAATCCTTAAAACCCTGGCGCGGCAATATGAATCAACCGGTTTACTCTCTGATCCGCAGCTCCAAGCTGCCGCCAGAATACTACCAAAGTACCATGATAAACTGACTGGATTGGAAGTTATTGCTTCACCTGAAAAGAAAGAAACTCCCTCCCAATATGATAAAATCGCCTGGCTTGATGGTGCTGGAATCCGCCTGAAAACCAATGACCGGGCCGATGCCATCCGGACCAAACAACTATTCAATCGACGATACCGGGCCAGTGATGATTCATATAGTTGCCAATTTACCCTTGATAACCTTCTCCATCTCAAGGAATGGGGATTCTCTTTCCATCGGGATCTGCGCCGGAAGCAACGAAAAGTATGCCGCAAAGCCTCGACTCTAACCGGTAAAATTGAGATCCCCGGCCTGCCTGGAACCCTCCGTGAATACCAAAATGAAGGGGTAAATTTCATTCACGCAAAAGGCGGGCGGGCATTGCTCGGGGATGATATGGGTCTCGGTAAAACAGTCCAGGCGCTTGCATATTGCCATCTTATTGAAGAAACTCCAGTCCTGATAGTTACAACTGGCGGTTCAAAACTTAACTGGCGAAATGAAGTAAATATCTGGCTCCCGGGTAGATCGATTTTTATTTGCAAGGGTCGGAAACCTGGTATCAAAAAGATCAAGGAACAAGTTACAATAATCAATTATGATATCCTGAAGGCCTGGGAACCGGTATTGTTGGCTACGGATTTCAAAATATTGATTGGGGATGAAATCCACTATATTAAAAATCCCAAGGCCAACCGATCAAAGGCTTTCAAGAGCCTCGGGACTTCAATCGAAAAATTCATTGCCATGTCCGGCACCCCTTTTGATAACCGCCCAATCGAGTTGTTTGCCGCTGTAAACCTTCTTTCCCCCTGGCTCTTCCCTTCCTATTGGGATTATGCCAAACGCTATTGTGGCGCTTACGAAGGCGATTGGGGATGGGTTGTAACCGGAGCCAGCCATATCCCGGAATTATATGAAAAGCTTCAGTATATAATGATTCGGAGAAACAAGGTTGATGTTTTGAAGGAACTCCCTGACAAGATCCGCTCGATCATCCCTATTGAATACGACGAAAAGATATACGCTGCCGGTATGAAAGAATTCAAAACATGGGCTGACCGGGACTGGAAAAGAGATGATGAAGGCCGGATGCAGACCTTTGAATACAACCCGGCTGCGGCCATGGTCCAGATCGAGAAATTAAAGTTTGCCTGTGCGAAAAGTAAAATGCCAGCCGTTTATGAATGGATTGAGGAATTCCTTGAAACGGATGATAAACTGGTGGTTTTTTGCGAACATCAAGAGATCCAGCAAATGCTATTGGAGCGGTTCAAAAAGATTGCCGTCCACTCCAAGGTTAAAACTTCAGTTTATGAATTCCAGAAATGTGATGCCTGCGGGGTAGTTCAGGACAAGCACAAAAGTGATCCAGCTGCCTGTGAACAATATACTCCAAATTTAAAGGCAAGATTATTTATCGGTGGGAAGGATGCCATTGAAGCAATCACCCTTACTGCCGCCAGGGCAACTTGTACCGTCGAGTTCTGGTGGACCTGGACCAAGCATGCCCAGGCCGAAGACCGCGTGTACAGGATCGGTCAGGAGCATGACTCGGTGAATGCCTTTTATTTAATCGCTGACGGAACCATTGAAAATGATATAATAAAGCTGCTGGATAAAAAAAGGAAAGTTTTTGATGGAGCTTTGGATGGGATTGTGACAGAGAAGGATGATTTATTGGCCGGTTTATTGAAAAAATTAGTATAATAAATAAAAAACTTTGGAGGTGGATATGAATAAATATCGCGTATGGATAAGATCAAATCCAGGATTTTATGAACAATACAATGGATACGTAGATGTTTTCGCCGAAGATGATAAAAATGCTATTCAAGCGGCCTTGAAAAAGTTGAAAAGAACATCCTTTCCTGATCGTGACAATTCAATGTGGCGAATAGAAAAGGTAGAAGCAATATAATGATTGATATCCTCAAACTATACCGAGACTTCAATATTGAATATCGGGACCATGGACACAAGCATTGCCGGGCCGGATGGGTACAGATCGAGTGTCCCTTCTGTAGTGGTAATGCTGGCTTTCATCTCGGATATTGTATTGATTCCCGGAGTAAGTTTGCCGGCGCTTTTGTCTGCTGGCGCTGTGGTGGTCATCAATCCTCGAAAGCCCTGAAAGAGATCCTGCAAAAACCCATCCCACAAATTAAAGAGATACTTCGCCAGTACCGCCTTGCAGGCGGGTCCGGCCCATCTATAGACGCCCAGATTAAACTCGTCAAGTCCAGCTTCAAGTACCCCTCTGGTACCGGCGCTATGCAGTATCATCATCGAAAATATCTCCTGAAACGCAAATTTGACCCCGATTATATTGAAAAGGAGTGGGGTATTCTCGGTACCGGACCTATTTCTTCCCTATCAATTGGAAGAGGGAAAGAACAGAAAATCATTGATTACAGCAACCGGATCATCATACCAATTGAATGGGATGGGAAGGTCGTTTCTTTCCAGGGCCGGCACATTACTGAACGACACAAAATGAAGTATCTGGCCTGCCCGGAAGAGCGGGAAATCATTAATCTCAAGACAATCTATTATGGCCGGTCGGAAGGGAAGCGAGCAGTTATTGTTGAGGGAGTGACGGATGTCTGGCGGTTGGGGTTCGGGGCTTTGTCCTTATTTGGTATAAAATATACCCTGGCGCAAGTAAAATTATTGAGTAAATTTGAAATGCTTTTTATACTTTTTGATCCGGAAGATCAGGCCCAAGAGCAGGCCAAAAAGTTGGAAACAGCATTAAATTTTCGTGGAGTCAAAACCAAGATTCTGGATGGGTTTGGAACAGATCCAGGCAAGATGAAGCAGGTAGATGCTAATCATTTGATGGAGGATTTGGGATTATGACTGATCAGATTGAAGAAAAACAGGAGTCAAAAACGAGGGAAAAATGGACAATATCATCTTATTATGGTGGTAAGAAGGTTACGGTATTGAAGTGTGATCCCGGATATAAAGAGGCAAAAAAGTATGCCGACCGGGTTTATTTGGACCAAATCGCCTATGAAAAAACGATGGCCGGGACATCGCCAAATAACCTTAACCAATTCATTTAATAGGGTAATATAAAAATTTAAATTAACCAAAAATAAAGATTTAAATTTTTATATAATTAAATTATATTATCCTATTAAGAGAGTCACGTCTCGCTACCAGAATGAAATTATTAAACCCGAATTGAAGTAGGATGGTTTCTGGACCAACGTGACCCTACTTCAATTCGGGTTTTGTTTTATAAGGATGTCAAAATGCCTTCTCCATCAAAATGTATTATCCGCAGAAAGCCCTCAAAAATAGAAAAAATCACCAATTGTAATATTTTATCAAATGAGCAAAAACGCCTTTTATTGGAAATAAATAATTGTAATTCTGACAATGAGATAATAATTGATAATTTTCATCTGGCTAAAATCACCGAAAGATCAATAAAAAAAATACAAGAAAGTATCACCACATTAGTAAAAAAGGGGATCTTAATCAGAAACTTGGAAGGTCCACCTCAAAAAACCAAAAGAACTTTGAGTATATGTTTTGAATCATTTGAGGTCCAAAAATGAAACATATATTTGATGTTGAGTTAGCCACTGAAATCGGAATTAATGCCGCCATCATTTTAGAAAATTTATTATTCTGGTGTAAAAAAAACAAAGCCAACAATAAGCATTGTTATGATGGGTCTACCTGGACTTATAATTCTGTTGAGGCATTTAGCGAATTATTCCCATATATGTCAAAATTTTCTATCAGAAAAGCTTTGGAGGATTTAGAAAAACTTGGGTATATAACTACAGGAAATTTTAATAAAGCAGCATACGATAGAACAAAGTGGTATTCAGTCCTTGAAAAAGGGGTTAATGCAATCGATAAATGCATTTATCGAAAACAAGAAATGCATTTATCGAAAACTGAAAATGGATTTATCGAAAACCAAAAACCTATACCATATATAAATCCAGATATAAACCTAATTAAAAAGAATATAGGCAATGTTCCTGCGGAACAATTGCCATCTTCTGAAAATAAAGATACCTCCAATAAAAATTCAAAAGAACAAATCATCCAAAAAAAGGCTGAAAGGATTCTTTCCAGATTTAATATACTAAGAAATGAATTTCGCCAAAAAAACAATTTAAAGAAGTCTAGTGGATTTTCTCCTACTCCTGCTCATTTAAAAGAAATAATCGCAAGATTAAAAAAGGGGCGAACTTACAAAGAATGCATCCAAATTTTAGAAAACAAAATTCAGGATGAAGAATTCGTTTTAAAAGATTGGTATGTACCCGAAACATTATTCCGGGAAGCAAAATTTCAAAAATATTTGGATTACGACCCAAAACAGTACGAAAAGAAACAACCAGGGGTTGCCAATGGCTCAGGCATCTCCGGCAATATTGATTATTCACTCAGGCCAGGAAGAGACAAAAAAATAAAAGTCGACAAAACCAATTGGGGGAAATACGATAATGAATGATTTTGAAGATGAATTCCAAGAAGAAGTCAAAAACCAAAAATGCCAATGCGGGGACAAAGTAAGTTTCGGCTGCAACGATCAATGCCGGCTTTGTTACTATACCAATCAATTTCGAGCAAAAAGTACCTTGATCCATCTCGCCGAAGCCGGCGTCCCATCAAAAACGGCCCGTAGAGCGATGAGGATAGCCCAAGACGCAGCTGAAAAGAAATGGTCGGTCCTTCCTATCTCTATCCAGGAAAACTTCAAACAGAGCCTATTCCTATCCGGAGAAGCCAGGCAGGGGAAAACGACCGCGGCGGTATGCTCCATGCTCTATCATATGGAACAATACAATACGATCAAGGAATACCTGAATCCCCGCGCTACTTTCCTTTTCGAAACATCCCCGCAGATGATCCAAAATCTTCAGAAATCATTTAAACTATCGGCCGGGGAAGAACAGGCAGTCATGGATCGATACAAGAATGTGGATTTCTTGATCTTGGATGATTTTGGGGTGGAGAAGCCGACGGAGTGGGCCTTTACAGTAATGTATCTGATATTGACCCATCGGTATGAAGAGGATAAGCAGACCATTTTTACCAGCAATTTCAGTATTGATCAGATTGCCAAGCGGTATGGAGATGAGCGTTTGACCAGGCGGATCATGGATTGGTGTAATATATTTGAGTTGTCGTAAAATAAATCGGCAGAAAACTGATTGAAAAAAGTATAATAGGATAGAAGAAAGATTGAAAGGAATTGAAGATTAATCAATAACTGGAAATTAAATGTTTCTTATCTACCATATAGATTTTTGGAGTGGCGAATGGGATTTTACGCGGGCTGTCTCAGCAGCTTGGCCGCGACCATTGCTCTCCGATAAACCAGGCCTGCTTGGCACCCGCCCAGGAAAGCAGGCCAAACCGGTGCAACATGATTATGGCTAGCTTCAAGCGCCTGGCCATACTGAGAATGGCTGTAACTTCCGGCGCAATGACAGAAATAGGAAGATATAAAAACATAATTTTCTGAGGAGTGCTCAAAGACCTCATACCTGCAAAGGATGGGGTTGAGGCAGTGGAAAGAGCATGGTGGTGAAACGAAAAGTAGCCAGAGGCCCTGGCAGGCTCGGCAAACACCCGGGTATAAGTTGAGATGTCCGGCCCAGTAATGGGGTGCAGGTTCGAATCCTGCCCATGCTCACCATTTATTTATTTTGAGAATGAGTTTTACAGATTAATTCAATCTAGGTTAGGAGGTAGAGCCATGCAGAGCCGCTAAAAACGGCAGGCAAGAAATCATATGGGCGATAGCCAACTAAACAACAGATCACAATCTGATCGGCCCAAAAAGAACAGAAGTTCAGAAAAGGGCTTGCCCCATACCTTCCGAGGATGGGGCTTTTTAGGTAAAAATATAAATAAAGTTCATAAGGAGCCCAAAGTGAAAGATGATGATTCTACCCCTCTTGATGGAATGGTATGGTGGGCAAAATGCCTTTGGGTTGTATATCTCGTTTTGTCAATAACCATTATGTCTTCTGGAATAATTTATTTAAAACAACTTATCTGGTGATAAAATGAACGTAAACACGAATCATTTAGTGAATGTTGAATATGATGCTACAGCACCAGAAGGATATGATTTATTACCAGAAAGATTGAATCGTGCTGCTCGGAGGAAATTAGGTAAGGACAATTGTGCTTATGTCAGTAAAACTTCTGGCGGAAAATTATCTCGATGGGCAGCTAAACAAAGAAAAATCAAAAACGGAATAAATAAGAAATCATGAAAGTCTGTTCTGATAAATGTCCATTAGACGATTGCTGCGAAGGAGCTTGTTTTCATCCGGAGATGAGGATCGATGTCCCTGGCGAAATTGGGATAAACGCCCCTGAACCACCACCAATCAAAAATAACCGCCCGGCCGTCTGGGATCTCGTCTTGGCTGATATGAAGGAACGGGATGAGATTGGTAAGCAGAAGTATGATACCCGGCTGCAGCCATTTAATGGCCGAGATCCTTTGGTAGATGCATACCAGGAGGCTTTGGATTTGGTTGTTTATTTGCGTCAGGCTATTTACGAACGAGATAACCCAGGAGTGAAACTATGAAAATCATCAAACCAAGCGTTGAGTTTTTCGGAGCAGTACCGACAGAGTACAATGCAGCACTTAAGTTCATCGAGA